AGGGTTCCATGCCGACGACCACGACACCATGCCGTTGCTGATCGTGGTGGACGAAGCCAAGTCAATCCCAGACCCTCTCTTCGAAGCCCTGTGGCGTTGCCAACCCACTCGCGTATTGCTGGCCTCCAGCCCTGGTGCGAGTACTGGCGCGTTCTATCGCGCGTTCACCAAGGAGTCAGCGATGTGGAAGAAGCACACCGTGACAGCGTTTGATTGTCCCCATATCACCAAGGCGCAGATCGACGAGGTGGTCCAGCGGTATGGCGAGAAGCACCCGCTGACCAGGTCGATGGTTTATGGCGAGTTCGTGGACATAGGGTCGGAGAGTCTTGTCATCAATTACAACTCGCTCCAGGGATGCCAGAACAGTCCTCCAGACTTTAAGCCTGGGAACAGGACGGCAGGAGTGGACTTTGCAGCAGGTGGTGACTGCAACGTGCTTTGCATTCGGGATGGAAACAAGATCCTTCCGATCATCGCTTGGCGCGAGCGGGACACCATGGCTGCGGTTGGCAAGTTCATCGTCGAGTTCAAGAAGCATGGCTTGAAAGCTGAAGACATCTATGCCGACGCCAGCGGTCTTGGAATGCCCATGTGTGATGCCTTGGCCGAGTCTGGATGGCGGGTCAATAGGGTGAACTTTGGTGGCGTGCCTCACGATGCGGATGCCTATACGAACAGGTCGGCAGAGATGTGGTTTAACATGTCTAAGAAGATTTCCGATCGTGAGATCATACTGCCAGAGGATGACGACGAACTGATGGCGCAATTGACATGTCGCAGGACCGTGACCAACAGCAGGGGTAAGCTGGGCGTCGAATCAAAGGATTCCTTGCGCAGTAGGGGCATATCCAGCCCCGATAGGGCCGACGCATTGGCATTGTGCCTAGATGGTGGTAATGTACGCTGGGACTTGACTTTCCCTACGGAACGGCCAACTTGGCGTACGTTAAACGATCTAATGGAACAAAACGACCCAGTTATGGCTGGGTTTGACGCAGGAGGATAAACTATGAACATCTGGAATTGGATTACTGCTAACTGGCAGACCATCGTCGCTGCTGTGGGTGGCGTGGTGCTGACCGCTCGTATCATCGTCAAATTAACCCCTAGCGATATTGACAACGTGTGGCTGGAGAAGATCGTGTCTTTCCTGCGCGCTGTTGGCCTAAAGATCGACTAATAATTCTGTGCTTCGTGCGCTGCTTGAGATCATCTCAGCCATATTCCGTATCATCCCAGGATGGCGGGAGAAGCGCACACAAGATTTCGAAAATGAGTGGCATCGCAATCGTGATGCCATTAACAGCGATCTTGGCCGTAATGCTTGGTGGGTGCGTGACAACTCATCCAATAACTCAGACGAGCGGGATAGTTGAAGAGTTGATGAAAGATCCGACCTACATCGAAATCCGCAGAGGTACGCCTGGCGCGCGCGAATGGGCAAGGAAAGCTTTGAATGCTGTCAACGATCTTTCGTATGAATTGAAGACCGAGAGGAATAAATAAAATGCCAATTACCCAAGACAAATACAATCGTCGCGCGGATTATCACAAACGGATCATCGACTGCCTTAACCAGCGCGAGACTTGGGAGAATCGCCAGCGCCTGTTCTACCAGGCTCGATACTTTGGTGTGCGTCGTAAGACCAAACCTTGGCCTACCGCAGCCGACCTGCACGTTCAGTTGATCGATACTGCCATCGAGCGCTTAAAGCCTTCGTTCGTCAACAGCGCGATTGGAAACGACATCCTTTCCAGCTTCGTCCCGATGCGTCAGCAGTTGACTCCGATCACGGTTACTGCGGAACGCTGGTTTGATTACAAGATGCGCGAGCAGTCAAATTTCCAGAAAGAGATCGTGTCCGTCATCGACAATCTACTTCTTTATGGTCGTGGTGTTGCCAAGGTGATCTGGGATGACGAAGGCAAGAAGATTAACTTCGAGGCGATCGATCCTTTCCATCTTATCGTTCCGCAGTACACCAAGGAACTGAAGGACGCAGACTTTATCGTCCACATCATCTCGACATCCGTTGATACCTATAAGACCAATCCTCTCTACAAGCAGGATGAAGACTTCATCAAGCGCATCGCTGGCAAACCGAACAACTCAGTCGGTCTTCGCAGCGAGATCCAAGACGAGATTTATCGGCGCGAAGGCATCACACAGGAAGCAGAGAATGACCGCATCATCCTGTGGGAAATGTACACTCCGTCGAAGGACGGTTGGTTGGTAGAGACATTCTCGCCTCTCGCGGTCGATGAGAACGTGCGGAAACCTTTCACTCTCCCATATGAACACGGCGAACCTCCCTTCGTTGATTTCCCATATGAAATCACGGGTGGCGGTTGGTATAGTCCTCGCGGGGTAGCTGAGATCCTCCTCCCTGGCGAAAACCTCCTCAACAAGCTCAAGAACTCCCTCTCTGACTATGTAGAGCTGGCCAACCGCCCTGTTTTCGAAGCGCAGAATCCGATCTCGCTCAACACGGCGAATCTGAAGATGCAGCCTGGTCAGATCCTTCCGCAGGGATTAAAGCCAGTCCAGTTCAGTCAACCTCCGTTCGACTTCCAGCGTTTGATGCTCGAAGAGCGTCAACTCGCAGAGATCCGCATGGGCAATCCAGATTTCGGTGCTGGTTCGCAGTTCAATACCAGCGATCGCAAGACTGCCACCGAGATCCAGGCCGTGCAGGGTCAAGCTGCTGCTTCCAGCGATTTGAGGAATCGAATCTTCCGCATGAGCTTGGCGCACTTGTTCCGCCAGTCATGGTCGCTGTACGTTCAGTACGCCAAGGAAGATCTGATGTATCGCTATGCCGACGATACTGGCCAGATGGTTCCAGAGGGAATCCATCAGCAGTACTCGATCGAGCCGAAGGGCGGATTGGATTTCATTAACCGCCAGTTCTCGTTGCAGAAATCTGTGGCACGGATGCAGATGTTCCAAAATAATCCTTTCATCAACCAGGCCGAGTTGGTTAAATCGGTGCTTGAACAAGACGATCCGTCGCTCGTTCGCAGGTTGTTTACCGATCCTCAAGCAGGTGCTGGAGATCAAGCTGAAGACCAGGCGACTGAAATTGCGACCATGTTGGCAACAGGATTCCCTGTCGCGATCAAGCCTAGCGATGATCACAAGGCGCACATATCGGTTCTGTTCGCGTTCAACCAGGCAGCTCAAGTTCGACAACAGCCAGTTGACGACAGCGCGATGCAGGTTCTTATGCAGCACTTGCAACAGCACTTACAGGCGCTAGAACAAACTGATCCGAATACCTCAAGGGCTATTCAAAAACAACTTCGCGATGCTGCTGCTGCTCAAATGAAGCAGCAGGAACAAGCAGCAAGACAACAACAACCCCAACCACAGGTAATGTAATATGGCAACTAAATCAAAAAAACCAATTTTAAGGAAACAAAATATGGCTCCTATTGATGCTGTGCAAAATCCTAATTTTGATCAAGCATTAGCGCAACAAAATTATTTAAATAATTTGCAACAGTCTTTGGCAAATTTACAGGCACAGAATTATCCAACCATGGGATCTGGTCAATTGGGACCAAATTTAGAAATACCAACTGGTCGATTGGGCGGACTTACAGCAGAACAGGCTGGAATTTCTCCAGAACAAAAGAAAATTCTTGATCAATTGGGACCAAATTTAGGAATACCAACTGGTGGATTTGGCGGACTTACAGCACAGCAGGCTGGAATTTCTCCACAACAAAAGAAAATTCTTGATGAATTGATGGCAAAACAGCAAGCAGAAATTCTTACCCAGGGATCTGCGCAGCAAAAAGCAAATTTACAGGGGAGCATGATTGGAATTCCAAATCCAGCACAATCAAACCAGCAGAATCCTCAAATGCAACAAATACAGGATTACAATAAAATGCTTCAGCAGGGAATGCAGCGTAACCAGGAAATAAATAAAGCTGCTCAAAATTTCGCAGTAATGGGCGCACCATCTAAGAGTTTCTCCCAAGTTGCTGGAGGAATTGGTCGCATGAACAAAATGCCAAGACAGACAAAACAGAATTTTATTACTCCTAATAATCAAAATATGTTTTAAGTTTTGACTTCAGCGCTCAAGGCGCTTGTATTCTCGGATGGCAGTTCCAGTAATGCGCGATGCATTCCAAGCAGAAGGTCTTGCTAAATTATGCAAGTGGGCGAATCAAGGTGGAGCTACTGGAAAGTGCGTTGAAATTGGATCGTATAGCGGGGAAGGCACGATTGTTCTTGCCGACTATTTCAAAGAAGTTCTAGCAGTAGATCCATGGGTTAACGGGTATGATCCAGACGATGTGGCAAGCCACCAATGCCCAATGGAAGACGTTTTTAATGCTTTTCAAGAAAGAACCAAGGCCAAAGGAAACATAAGTTTCTCTCGAGGTAAAAGCCTAGATGCCCTGGAGTTTGTTGCAGACGGATCGCTCGATCTTGTCTATGTAGACGGTGACCATAGGTACGAAGGTGCACTTGCAGATCTTAAAGGATGGTTGCCAAAGATCAGAAAAGGCGGGTGTATGACTGGACACGACTTTAGCTTCCCAACTGTCCAGAAGGCATTATCAGAGGTGTTTAAGGGTGATTACTTGGCCCTGTTCCAGGGTGATAGTTGGGGATACATTATATGAGAAAACTACGCGCTATTCTTGCATTTATACGCCACCAGGAATGGGTAGATGAGCCTAAGTGGGAGGCGGAGGACGAAAGGGCATTAACTGGGTTCCTTGGCACTCTTACTGGCAAGAAACTAAGTCTGATACTTTTAAACCTTACCTTGCGCCAAAATGCCTCCGCAGTAGAGAAGAAAGCGGATTCACTTGCAGAGGCGTGCGGATATGCTAAAGGATTTCGAGGTTGTGTGGCGACCATTGAGTCGTTATGCAGCCCCAAACAAAACTCGCCCATCCTCGACAGTAGGGATGGGGCCGATGAACCTACTGTCAATTAACCTACGTTTTAGAATGACTCCCTAGAGCGCGGTGTAAGAAAGGGTCAAAATGGCGGAATCTAAAGAACCGACTGAACTCGATATGCTTAAGATGGCAGCAGCGTTTGATGCTGGTTTAACTGAAGTACCAGAAGATAATGTTGAAGTCGCTGAGAAAGTTGAACAGGAGGTTGTAAGCGGAGATAACTCGGAGACACCCGCGACTCCAGAAACCGTCGAAACTAAATCCTCATCGATTGGTGAGGTGGCAGACGAGGCTCCTAAAGCCGATACTGCATCAACAAGCTCTTTAACAACGCAATCTGATGAACCCAAGTCAGAGTCAGCTTCCGAAAAGAAGCAAAGCAAATACCAAAGGGCACAGTCCCGACTCGCAAAAGAGTGGGACGATGTCAAAGCGGAACGTGCAAGACTCCAGGCTGAAAGGGAAGCTATTGAACAGGCCAAGACTGCAAAGCCTAGTCAAGAAGCTCCTTCAGCAGAGGCAAAGACAAGCTCTCGCAAGTTTAGCGCGGAAGATTATCGGGAAGCAGCAAAAAGCTACCGTTATGAAGGCCGTGACGATCTTGCGAAACTCGCTGAAAGCAAAGCCAGCGAGATTGAGACAGAAGACAGGAAAGAAGTAGAGGCAAAGACGCAGAACGATCTGAAGAGTGCCTGGGACCAAAATCTCCTTCGCGAGGTTGAGTCAAACCCAGAACTTAAAGATTCTTCCACGACTCTTTACAAAGCTGTCTCCGAACTTCTTCAGCAGCACGCCATCCTGCGAAACTATCCAGCAGGAATCAGCGATGCTGTTGGTCTTGCGAAGATGAGGCTCAAGGCGGACGCTGCCTCTGACTTGGAAAAGAAGATTGCAAAGTATGAGTCAGAATTGACTCAACTAAGAAAGGCAACGACACCTGCAAGCGGTCAACCTTCTGGCCCTGCT